GTATAAGTCTTCATATTTGTTTCTCCTTTGTTAGTTCCATTATATTACAGATTACCAAACCGTCAACCTGGCCTCTCCCAATGCTCTTTCTATGGCGATCCTTCTGCCTGCCTCTGTCTGCCCTTCACCTGGTGTGTACCTGTAGGTCCAATCTGGGGTATCATCTCCGTCGAAATGACCCCTTGGAAATTTCTTACCATTGATCCGTACAAGCCAACCTGCGACATTCACACACTTCAGATCATCATACTCTGGGTCTATCCTCTCCCAATAGTCGTTGTCTGTCCATTCGGTCTGTATCTTGAGTGGTAGTCCGTTTGATGCTATCGCTCTGGATATCATTAAGCCGGCTCCTCCTCGTGATACTTGTCTGTGAAGTTCAGAGGCAATCCGTTTGGATCGTTTGTTTCTGCTTCTTCCATCTGTTCTGCCCAGGTGTCCTGCTCGTCACCACCCCATTTAGGGTCTCCCCACTCACCAACATCATGTGCCTCTGCTATCGCTTCTGCTTCTGTGGGTGCTTCTACAACCTGAACATAGGTGTCCAACCAACTCATCTTGACTGCGAATTTAGGCATTATCTTACGATTCCTTTCTGCATTATCTGATGGTGGTCCAGTGCATCCGCGACAGGTCTTCTCTGTCCTGGTGCCGGTTCTAATTCAATCATCTGATTGACCATGTCTATGGCTGTGTCCGTGTCACCATCTTGGATGTTCTCCTTGATTGATGTAAGGACTTCGAGCTTGGTCGATAGTCCGTTTATGTCTACTGTCATTACGCCTCCTCCTTGATTAATCCCATTTCAAAAACTCTGTCCACGATCCAAACATCTGGATCACCTGTTCTGGCCTTCATGATACCATATGGCATCTCGCCCGAGCTCATGTAATACTCAAAAAGGTCTTCATACACATCTGAACCATACTCTATCTGGTCTAGGTCTGTGACATCGTGCTTGATCAATATCGCTTTTATTTCTTCGTATTCTGATTTCATTATTTTCCTCCCTTTAGTTTTTTCATGTATCTTTTAGACGCTCTGTCGTACGCCTTGTCATCGTTCTTCCAATCATACTTCATCGAGTACCATTTGTAGAGCATCACCAATATGAATGCTATCCACATCACCGGAAACAATATCTCCTTTGGTACACTGAAGAACATCAGTATCTTGATTCCTGCTATGAAACCACCTGCCAACAGTATGCCTTTGAACAACCAACCTAGATTGTTCTTTGCATCTGTGTAGATCTGTTTCACGATCCAACTATTTCTTGTCATGTTATCTGCCCTCCTTTGCATCTGCTTCTAGGTCTAAGGCCGTGTCAACATCTGCCGGTACCTCGTAGTAAGACGGAAACGCCGGACTCTCGTCCTCGTCATCCATGTTGTCAAACATTTCATCTTCTGCGAACTCTGACCAAATGCCCTTGTCAACATCACTCGGCATCATGTCCTCCTTGCCCGAGTAGTCCTCGTCTGAGAACACAGGTGCTTCTCTGTCTTGTGGTACAAAATCAAAAGCGAACTCATCACCTACGGCATACATATTCACGCCACCGTCTGTGTTGATATTATCCTTGTAAAATGTTCTAATGATTCCATGGAAGAAATCACATCTTTCTGGTTGGTGTAGAGTCACATACAAAGTGCCATGACTCATAGTAATTCTTTCTGTTAGACCTGTCAATTTTGTAAAGTCTAATATCTTTTTTGTATTAATTGTATCCATTTTCAACTCCTTTTGTTTAATGGTTATACTTCAGTATAACATGGATGGTAATAGCGTCAACCACCTAAAAACTCCCATTCTATGGAAGTAATTTACAGATGGTATCCTCTATCTCGTAGATTTCCTCCTCGATTTGGTGCATTCTTACCAAATTGCCCGAGTATCCTAACATCTCCAATTGATTCTCTAGATCAATCTTCTGTCGTTCCATCTCTGCTATCCTGTCCTTGGTGTCTTGTGTCATTGTTCCAATCATTTTATACTCTTTCTCATTAGGGTTTGATTATTACAGAACACCCTGATCAGTCTAGACACATCAACTTCTTGCACCTTCAGACTATTTGGATCAGTGAACTTCACCTTCAGGTCATTGACCGATCTAACGATAGTTCCGTGCTCGTCCATCACGACAGCGTCGTCTGTGTTCTTTCTCCAGTCGTGGCTACTGTACTCTACCATATCTCCTCCACCTCTGATTCGATATCCTCGTCTTCCCAACCAGTCATCTCTTCCTCATGATGAGAACTGTGCTTGGCACCACATCTGCTACAATTGGTATCACTGTCCATCATAGGACCGTGTTCACAATCATTGCAATACCAATCCTTCTCTTCTGTCTCCAACTTCTCTTCTTCAAGATCTATGTTGGTCAGTATGCTATCTAGATCGTCCATTAATCATTCTCCTGTTGGTTGATTGCGTCTTTTATAACATTGTTCAACAGTTCCTGGATATTGTATTTCATTTCTAATGAATTATCATATCCCATTGCCGGTTGCATTATGTTAGGATCTGGAAACACTTTGTCTTCGAGTGTCTTCACAGATACCGCTAGGTACATCAACAGAGCCAATATGGATAGGTTGATAACCAAGTTTATCTTATTTGTCATTTGTTTCTCCTTTGTCTTTTATAGAGATATTCTGCAACTCTATAAATTCTGTGTAAATTTGTGACCTTGTCATGCCAGTGTTTCTCCATCAATGGTTCCGCAATCCTTCTGATCGCTTTGGCATTCTTTGATGTCTTAACACCAAGTTCATAAACTGCCCCTCCGGATGTCTTTGCCTCCACATAACCATGTTCGTATTTCTTTTGCATTATAACTTCTCTCCTGGTTCGAATCCTCTGAATCTTAGGAATCTTGGAAACCTGAGGCTCCACTCGTTTGTGGTGTCCTGGTTCTGTGTTATGGCATCTGCCCTAACTTCTACTATCTGTCCAATCAACTTGTCCTTGGCCTTCCAAAATGTTTCCCTGTCAGTGTCTGTGAGACCTGATCCAACATTTGTTTTAATAAACTTGTCCATGTCTGTGCCTTCAACGACTAGAGCACCTAGTTTGCCTGCATTACGGCCTGTGCCCTCTTCCACGTCTACGACCTTCAACGATACTTCTATGAATGGCTTAACCTTCAACCATCCCACACTTCTCCTACATTCATAGATGCCACCTACGGGCTTGACCATGATTCCTTCGAATCCTCTGTCTATGCAGAGCTTGTTATAGTCTGCGAACTGCTTCTGTCCATCAGGTTCACTTAAATTCATCTTCACAGACTCGACCACATTAACATTTGGTCCGAACTCATACTTGTCTAACCATTTCTTTCTCTCGGTGATAGGCTCGACACAACTGCCGTCCATGAAATTATAAAGTGGCATACAATCAAAAAGGTTAAGTTTGGCATCCTTGGTCTTGGCTCCACCCTTCCTGTGTATCTCTCTCATCAATGTCTGGAAGTCATCGCTCATTACCTCACCATCGAACACCATGCTCTCTGACATCTGATCCAACATCTCGTCAAACTGCTTATTGATCTCTGGAAAGTTAGACAACTCCTTACCGTTCCTTGAGAACAGTTTCACTTCGTCCTTGTCCACATCACATATCACAATCACCCTAACCCCGTCTAGTTTGGGTTCTATAAGCATCTCTCCTACCATTTTCTTCTCATGCTTGGCAGAGTCTGTGGCCAACATACATTCAAACACAGGAACCTTCATTGTAGAAAACTTGTTCACGGTCTTGTGGGTCATTCCGCATCTCAGGTCCTTGATCAGGATCCTACGATACCAATCATTCCACTGTTCCATCTTACTTCTGTCACACAATTCTTGGATCACATCCTTCATGGCATTGCCTGTAAGAGTTCTGTCCTCCAACTGTCTCAAAACATCATCGAATTCCGTCTGTGTGATGCCTGTGCCGTCCTGCTTGGATACTGGTACCTTCTGGACTCCGAATGTTCTAAAACTGTCCAAAGCCGATCCTACACCGTTGAAGAATCTGATGTTATCCGCATCGGACTCTCTTTTAATGATTGCTTCTTTCTTCAATCGGCTGTTATCCGATTCAAGTTCTTGTATCACTTTCCATGGTTGCATATTATATCACCTTCATTAAGATTATAACTTGAATCACTAATATCGCAATCGGTAGGATAGTTCTTACCAATTCCATTGTGTGATTGTATTCGTCTAATTTTCTTTCTAGTTTGTTTCTTTTCTTTTTCATATTATTTGTCCTTCATAAATCTATGATTGCCTATCATAGCCGTTTGGTTGTAAATTTTGCCCCAATTAGGATTCGCGATGTGTGGGTTGTAGTAGAACACCGCACCGTCCGACGGATCCTTGCCGTAGTCACCATTCATTACGAATAGGGCGACGTGGATGCTGTCTCTCCAGGCTGTCATGTTCTCTGGTATCACTTCACCACTCATGTATGTCGCCCAAATTATGTCCTTCTGTCCATCACACCACCAACTGAATTGGCATCTGTGCTTTCTAGGATAGTAAATTCTGTCCTTGTCTGCCAGTGTGGGATCCTTCTTTGTCTTCCATGATTCCCTAACAGGACCTTGGTGTACCACATCACATATGGTTCCTGGAAATCTCTTATCTTCAATTCTGTTCATGACCACATGACCTATCGCAATCTTGCCTATCATGGGTTCTGCTCTACCTTCGAAGTAGATGTTCTCTGCCATACACTTCAGTTCATGTTCGTTCACACTCACTCCGGTCTCTACCTCGTAGCTCAAAGCCAGCGAGGCCATAACGGCTCTCGCTGATTGTAAAACGAATTCTAATGTTCCTTGCATTAGTCTGCTCTGCTTTCTGCATATACAGTCAAACCGTATTTCTTCAGTTCATCTCTGAAAGCCTCACAGGCAATTTCTTTGATGTCCATCGACTGTGTTCTAGCATATTGGTGATCTGTTGGCATTATATCATAATAAGATATTCTATATCCGCCTCTGAAACCACTGTCTCCAATGCTCGCCTTTTTCATAAACGAAACAAATTTACCTCTTGCAGGGTGGATCGAAACATTAGCGAAACCACAATACATTGGTTCTTCTTTGCCTATCATGTATTGGTCAACAGCCTCGACTGCCTTCTTCCTAGCATTCAAGAACTGATCTGCTGGATGAACTCCCTCTGCATTGAATTTAAGTAGGTCTTTGTTTTCTTCTATTGTTTTCTGCATATTCAACTCCTTTTGTTATTCTTTAATATAACATGGATATCCATAGGGTCAACCGGTGGATGGCACTATATCTTGTGCCGACCGTTCTTTTTTTGACTATATGTTGTGGTTTTTTCATAATCTATGAATAATTCCCTTAATTTTTTCCTTATTTCTTCTGGTGGTCCACCATTCTCATCTATCCACTCCCTCAATACCTTAAATCCTTTGTCATAATCTGCTGGCTGGTTCACCACACATCCTTTTGGTCCTAGTGGCATGGATGAGAATTCATTCTTCTCCTCTGGTAATCGTTTGGCCTTGATCACCTGTCGGCCCTCTAGTTGGCAACGGATGTGATCCACATCAAAGGCCACCACCCTTAAAGGTTTCTTGCTACCTTTGATCCAGGCGTGCCAAACCCAAGGTCCTGTCGGACCCTTGTTCCCCATTGTCCATATCTTTTCTTTCTTTGACATACAATCTTTCCTTATATGTTTAAACTGATTATTCCTGTCGCCCACATAATACCAATCACTGGTAGAACTGTGTACGAAGCGAACACCATTCCTTCAACGAATGATACTCCTACCGCTTTCACTTGGCTCACTTATATCCTTTCCTGTCTAATGTTAATAATTTGAACTGGCTCGTTCATGCTGTCATAGAACTCCTCCAGCACCGTCTTGATATCATATTTGGTATCAACTTCCACAAGACTGAATCCCCTGTTCTTGGAATTGTCGTCTTTGTAGTCACCTCGCTCCTTGAGGTATCTCCAATCAATCCTTACCATCTAGGCCGCCTTTCTTTCTTTGATCATTTCTAGTGTTCTGTTCAGGATGTCTATCTGATCTTTGATGGCATCCTCTTCTAAAGGTTTGAAAGCATCGTCTATCACTTCCTTGCCGGCATCTGTGTATCTGCTCTCCACATAGTACCAAGTCCCCCTTGGATTGCCCAGGTAGTCCTTGTCATTATCTAACTTCATAAGGTACACATACTGTTCTCCTGATCTGAATCCGTTCTTGATGTATTCTGCTTCGTCCTTGTAGACCTTGTATCCACAACCCTTCTCACCTCGGTCTCTGCCATAATAACAGTTCTGGACCTCGTGCATTGGATTAGACCTATCGTCGAAGTCTATCTGCTCACCTATGATCGTGTGCCATTTAGAACTGTCACCCAACTTGATCGCCTCTGTGACCTTCTTTGGGTCTTCCCAATTCTCACATAGGTTGAACCCAAGTCCTCCAGGATAACCGTCCCAATGTTGGTACGATGCAATTATTCTTCCGCTCTTCTGTTTTATACCTATCCTCGCTCTAGTCGCCATTATTTTCCTCCCTGTGTTAAGCCTTGTCTAATTTCTTCATTCATGATCATGTATTTTCTTACCGTGTCGTTCTTCGGACACTCATCCAATTTGTTGATCTGAACCAACTCGTCTTCTACTTGTAAGAACTTTCTTTCTGAAGCGACAGTTTCTGTAATTCTTCTCACATACTCAAATCTATCTGAACTACCAAACCCTTCGCCTTCCGGCCAATCATTCAGGCTCCAAAGCTCTTCATTGGCACAAGACAACTCATGTCTAGTTTCAACGATGCCGTCCTGTATGGCATAACTCATCAAATTAATAACAAGTCCTGTTTCGCCTGTGTAATGGGTAGATAGTTCTTTTTCTAAATCTGCTTTAGAAAGTTTCTCATTGTAATGTTGGTCTCTTTTATACATATTTTCAACTCCTTTGTTATAATTCAGTATAGCATGGATGGTAATAGCGTCAACCTACCAAAAACCACAACATCTAGTGCCACAACTTATGGTCGACACAACATATAGTGCCATTAGACGTCGTCACCCTCTCCCACATAGAAACTTGAACTCTTACCGGTGCTATCCTCTTCCAGGGAGTAGGACTCACCGTCATATTCTACATCACTGAACGCCTTGAATCCGTCTGCATCTGTTAGATAGATCTTCATCTTGTCCATCAGTATGCCATCTGATCCAGTCTTGATGATGTCTGGCGTGTGCCAACTACCCTTGTTGAAATACTGTCCGAAAACATAATAATAATCCTTACAGGCCTTTGATCCTGAATTGTAAACCTCGGAGTTGTCGATCTCCACCCCCAACGACGTGAGGTCATCAAAGTCATGTTGGATGTCTTCCACATACCCGCCCTCGCCGTTGTCCAGGGGTTCACCGTCCTTGTTCAATTCTTCTATGTATAATGTCTGTCCGTTCGCGAACTCCGGTCCTGACACTTGGCAGAAGTCGTTGTATTCGTAGAAAGGATGGTCAAACTGTGCATTGCCTGGTACATCCTTGTTGGCCTCATCTGGATCGCTCTCCACGGACACCATGTACTCCTCGAACTCTGACTGGTCCTTTTGTGACCAATAGTCATACTGTTCCTCGGAAATCTTGCCCATGGCCACCTCTCCGCCATATCGTCCGAAAGTCAGCCTGAAGTATCTGATCGGGTTCCTGATAGTGTCGATCAGTTTCTTCTTCTGTTTCAGTGTCGCCATCTAGTCGGCTCCATGGGTGTTCATGAAGTGGCCAAAGTGATCCGGTTGTCTGTCCTTGCCCTCGGTGTGTCCCAGGTAGTTCGAACCCTCGTTCACCACTATGGGTTGTCCGTCACCCTTGTCACAGACCCAACCCGCAGGTCCTATCATCATTGCTTTGACTGGTCCATGTACCGTGTCATCGTCGGGTGCTCCACAGTACCACACCTTGTCACCCTTCTGTATCTCGTCAAATAATTCATCTTCCCACATTATTCGTCCTCCTCTTCGTGTTCTTCCTCATTGATAAAAAACTCATTGGAATGAGCCATGTCCGCCACGTCATCCTCTGACATATATTTCAGGCACGACATAATCACCGTATCCTTGTCCAGGATACCCTCTTCAACCATCTCCAGTATCTTGTCAGTCGCTTGTCTAACGTCACTCATTATACTTCCTCCCCTATGTTGATTGCTTTGCCTTTCACATACTCGTGGACGTCTTCCTTCTCGGCTTCCTGTTCTGCTTCGTACTCCGCCATGGACTCCAAGAAGTTGAACATCTCGTTCAGGTCATAGCCCAGTCCGTCATTCCAGTAATCATCGTCTGACTTGTAATCGCTTGGGGCGATACATTCATCATCTCCATTGTCCCAACATCCTGCGAAATCACATCCACCTTCGTAGTAGTACGCCTTCAAGGACACATCCAAGTTCTTCTCCGCCATACTTGTTATGAAACGAGTATAAGCACCAGTCGGTGGTGCCCAGGCTGAACTGAATCCAAATGATATGGTGTCATCTTGTCTGTCTACACCGTAGAACTCACACACCTCCCATTTGGTGCACCAATTCTCCACTCTCCAATCGTACCAACAATCAAAGCCTTCGATCATCGGCTGTGGCTTGTCTGCTGATGAACTGGGCGACGTCGTGCCGTCTAGTTCTTTAGGCATCGGATGGAAAAAATTAAGAAGTCCGTTCTTTTCATCCTCGTCTTTTACAATCTTCTCTATCTTGTCTATCACAGCCTTGTCGGCTGTGATAGTGATCTGATTATCGCACCAATTAGGCATTAACTGCCTCCTTGAGTTGAGTTAGGTGTGATCCTGGTACATTCCATCTCTGACCCCTGTCAGTTCTTACTAGAACATATTTGATCTTAATTTTTTCAACAGTACCTTTTTCCGTGATACCGTGTCTGCCTTGGAATGACACTCTCTGACCTACTCTCAATGAGTGGGCTGATTTAAAGTGTAATTGATTTCTTCTCAATTTTACTGATGCCATTATTGATTCTAATTCATCAGCATTCATCTTAAAGATTTCATTATGTATGTCTATCTTCATTTGTTCAACTCCTTTTGTTAATTGCTTCATAATTCAGTATAGCATGGATGGTAATACCGTCAACCTCCTGTAGAAGTCGCATAGAATGGGAGTTTTTTTGCCAAAGACTATATGCAGTAGTTGGTCTCACTGAGTGGCACTAGGCGTAGTCGGCTTTATATTATATAATATCACCAGGTTGACCCAATCGAGATCCGTGCTAAAATGAATTATGATTAACAATAAACAGGAGTTGAATAAAATGGCAGATAAATTTAGATACAATCTAACAGATCACCTTACTTCGAGAGAAGTTGATAGATTATTAGATCTGTTCAACAAGATAAAGTTGGACCTATCGGATAACAGTTTCCCAACAAGGACTAACAGATTAGAGGCTGTGGAGAATATGAAGAAGGTTCTAGAAATCCACAACTACGAGATCTCGGAATACAAACCGGAAGAGCCTAAAGTGGTTGCAGATGCTTTGGACCATCATCAGATAATGCAGAAAGGTATCGTTAGATAATGACCGTAGGATTACAGACAAAATCAATAGAAGAGATATACGAAGAGATGAAGGATTCCTACATATCAGGCGAATACCTGGACGGTCGTACACCATATGGTGATGACGCATTGATGGATCCGGACAAGTTCGCAGACAGGTTCCAACACATCTGTTTCGGCTTTGGGTACAGAGAAGCAGAGATCATACCAATGAAATCCGAAATAAAAGAATGGTGCCAAGAACACTTGAGCCATCTAGAAAGCAAGTTCATATGAAAAAGAAAACAAAGAAAATGATATTGGAACTATTAGATTTCTGGCCAATGACCATAGTGGTGCCAGCGATGTTGATACTGATCTTGTTTGGACCATGGATCATGTCATGATAATATCATCAATATTTGGTTTCATTCTGACCGTTGTAGGTGTGAATGAGACGGCGGTTGCAGGATACAAGATAGTGACCTTAGGCAATAACATACAAGAAAAGAAGGAACAGAAACTATTGTCGGCATCCTTGCACGAAGAAGCCCAACAGATTTTAAAAGATGTAATAAAGGAGACAGGCAAATGAGTAAGAAAAAAGAAGATATATTGTTGAACGATTGCTACCAAGAGGTTTTCAAAGTGATGATAGAATTACAGACCAGGTATAACAATCAAGTGATAGCCGGCACAATGATGGCACAGGCCTTGAGATTGTATAAAAGCAACCTAACAGACGAAGGCTTCGAAGCGATGGTTAAGGTCATCGCAGACACTGGAGATAGTATTCAACCTTTCGATGCACCATCAATTAATTAGGAGAAGATATGACAATACATGAAACACATAAGCATCATTTCCAAGTAGCCGATCTGGGTGACTCGGATAACGACATCGACAGAAGTATAGTACCAGACATCAATTCTGCCCTAGAGAGACAGGGCATAGAAGGAGTGGTGGATGGAGATGAGATGAACTCGGCCGGATTTACCGTTTGGACATACTCACCCAGAGACATCGTAGAAAAAGCCTTAAAGGACGATGGCATCGAACTAGAAGATTAATTCCATCACCGTTTAACTCAATAAGTATCTTGGATGAAGATAAATTTTAGACTGAAGTTAATTTCAACACAGGAATCTCCGATAAGAATATCGTGTAATGGTAAAACCTTTGATCTTACCCACGAAGAAACTCTAGGAATTGAAAAAGAATTTAACATTTCACACTCCGATAATTCTATAAATCAGAGTCCTATACTGACTGTCCAAAATTTTGAGGTTGGAACAGAATCAAAATTAGAGATAGATTCATTTTGTATCAATTCCATAGATGTGGATCATGAGGAGATGCAGGACTTCTTGGCATTTGATGTGATCGATAACAAGTATGTTGATGACCACAGGTTAGATAAGATATCAGAAATACATCTCAACGGTGAACTGAATTTGATCGTGAGGGAGAATATGAAGAAATTTTTCTGGTCTCCATACTACTCCAGTGATAAAAGGAATGATTTCGTATTTGATAACAGGTTGGTCTGCTATTTTGAGAACACTTCCTTTGAATCCGTGTTTGGCTATGGTATCGAAACTGCCGAGCCGTGGTTGTTGGAGCAACAGATGAAGAAAAAAGTCTATGAAAACATGCCTCATCCTCCCTATAAGCAGGACAAGAACTATGAATTTGGTTGTTTCGGTTGTTCGGCGACCCGTGGTAGTGCCTTACTCCCCCAGGAAGTGTGGCCAATGTTGCTGACAGAAGATCCGTTGAACCTATCTTTGGGCGGACTAGGAATAGATGGGATCTATCTGAATTTAGTCAACGCCTTGAAAAAATTCAATTGGGAGACCACAGTGATACTCTTGCCAAATCTGACAAGGAAATTAACAAGGTTTACTCTGCCAAGCGGTGCGGTCACTCGGGTGCCTTCCACATTACAGAGTGAATGGGCCACCATGGATTTCAAACATTGGGCATGGAAGACATTTAATAGACAGTTATCACAGGACGACCTGAACAGATGGAAGAAACTGTATAACAGAAATTTCAAATTCTTGGTGAATGGTAATTGCGAAGAATACTCTCGCAGAATCATAAGGATGATCATCGAAGTTTGTAAAAAATCAGGCAGGCCTTTCTATCTGTCATCTTGGGACGAAGAGACCTATGATTATCTTAAATCAAGTATGGCCTCAGACAATGTCCTACCATTTTTTGAAAAGATTGATCAGGCCCGGGATAACATACATGCCGGACCAAAGAGTCATAAAAGTTGGGTAGAGCAATCTCATCTTACCAAACGAACCTAAATTACCAAATACCTATTTGACTATCTTTGACTTGACCGGAGAACGACCCCTAACTCTTTTGGCAACTGACTTGCCTTTGTTCTTGGCTTTTTTGATTTGGACACCTTGTAACCTTTTTGATCCTGCACCAGACCTCTTGGTCATGGCCAGTTTCTTGCCTGCTATCCCGGCCTTGGCCTGACGTTTCTTCCTGATCTTGGCCGACTTCTGTGGGTCTGTCTTCTGAAAACAGGTGCTGGGTTTGGCAACGATACGACCCTTCCTGGGTCCGGATGAGCATCTGAATCCTTGCTTGGGTGCCTTGCCTTTGGTACGCCTCAGGATCTGGCTCACGCCCTCCGCGATGGCAGAGTGATCCGGCTGTTCCTCGATAGTGCCTTGGAAGTTTTCTGATACTATATCCTGTGGCACTACATCTTGTGTTTGGTTGCCTTTGATGGCACTAGATATTGTGGCACTAGATCCTGTCTCTTTGGATTCTTTTGACGCTATCAGAACTTCGGTTATCTTCATACGAGTATTTATAGGCCTTACACCTAACTAAACTAAACCTTACACCTAACTAACTAAACCTTACTGATGCTTATACTGATGCTTATACTGATGCTTAAACAAAGGAACTGATAACATTTTGTTACAAGTGCTACATTCTGCACAAGATCAACTTCGCATGGACGGATGTGTTAAATACAGTTGCGATGAAGATATTTGAGATATACAACACAGATGAGAACATAGGACCAGCACCGGCCAGTGCTTGTTCCAGACCTGCAAAAGATCTACCAGCGTCATGGATATCGTCATGCAAGTCACAAGGCAAAAGGAAACGTACCGGTAGCCGTAATGAGAAGGTAGGCGGTAAGACAATGAAAGTCAGTGGCAAGCGGATCAAAGGTAACAAATACGGTGGACCAACTCCGGACTACTCAAAATAATACTAAAAATCAGAGACCTAATAGCGAGCCAATAGCGAGCCATAATTACAGTTAATGCAACTAGTAGACAAAATTATCAACAGGCTATCAAACACAACACAGTTGAACATTGACTACGTGAAGTCGCCTCCCTATCCAAACATAGCCATAGATAATTTCCTACCGAGTGAGACCATCGCGGCAATGAAACAGGAATGTAACAATCTCAAGTGGACACGTGAATTCACTAGGAATGGAAGTCACATGATAGAGAGACAGGATGTGGAAGACTTATCAGTAGCCAACGAAGTCAAGAATGCAATGAGCTCTAGAAAATTTCTAGTCTGGTTGGGAGAGGTCACAGGACACCATGACCTAATACCTGATCCCCACATGGTGGGAGCAGGTTACATGAGATGCACACGTGGTGACAGCCTTAAACTACACAGTGACTTCAATTTCAACAATACACTAAAGTTGTATAGAATGCTGTCCATAAACATATACCTAAATCAAGAATGGCAACCGGAATGGAATGGAGACTTACAGTTCTGGGACTTCGAGCGGAAGGAATGTAGGACAAGGTACTACCCAGAGGCCGGACGTGCAGTCATATTCAGACATCACAAGTTTGGTTTCCACGGACACCCTGAACCAATGGAATGTCCTGAAGGCACGTACCGTGATGGATTCCGTATGTTCTACTACGTGAGCGAGATGTCAAACTACAAACTAGACAAGAACCCTCACAGGAGTCTATACTGGTATGATGAGAAGAACCAACAACCATACGACGTTCCGGAGCAGGACTAGGATTTTAATTTTTCTAACATCGTCTCTGGGGTCAGAGACTTTATAGTTTCGTAGTTGTGTTGGAGAGTTGGCATCATTTCCTGATGTATCTCTTGTAATCTATCTACAGGATAGTTGGATATTGTTCTTATCTCCCTCAACATGTATTGTATCCTCTTAACACCTTCATGGTTATCGTAGCCCTCGGACCACCACTTGTCGAATGTCTTGAAACCGATTTTCTTGAGATTCCCTAGGAACCCCTTGCCGGCGTATGCAATGAAAGGTGTCTTGGCAATGATTGGTCGTCCTGTCTTCTCGTTGGGCAGGAAACACTGTCCCTCATGCCAGGTCTCACACACAATATCGATGAATATTCTATTGTAATATGGCAATATCTCGTATGGAGTTTCCCAATCTCCCCTCGTGATGTCTGCACCCTTGTTGTCGTTGATTTTAACATCTTCCTTGTCGAGATGCAAAGGTAACTGTTTGACGAAATCAAACATACGTTCACGCAGTGGTTCATCGGTGTCTTTGAGCATCACGTCATCCATTCGCAAGTTTGCTGGCATGCTACCGTTGAGATGATGTTGCCAGAAAGACATCATGGTCTTGTCTTTGTACAGTCCGTGCATCATGCTGGCAATATATAATCTATGCCATCTGCTGGTACCTACGAACACTCCAAAATGTTTCTGTATTTTCTTATCCAGCGGCACTTCGAACCTATCTGCGGCAGTGAAGTATTCCGTTGGGTGTTGTATCTCGATGTTGGGCCACACCGAAAGGTCCTGTGTGAGATTGAATGTAGTGATTTTTATATTTTTTTTATCTATTCCTAGATTGTCTGCCAGTAGGTGCAATGACTCTACAAAACTCTTACCAAAAAGTTTTATTACGGACAGGTCTGGACCCTCATCTATCAATATTTCTAATGTACCTGGTGCATCATCTGTGATGGCATTGATTAACTCATGCTCGTTACGGATTTGATCTTCTACGACCTTGAGTGCTATCCGAACATTATTCATAACGTTCAACAGCAAGAAAATTTATATAGTACATTATAATAGATAATTATGCATATAGATGAACAGAAAGAATTTAAAATGAATAAAATTTACGGAACAAAGATAGGATTCATAGGTCTAGGCAAACTAGGTATGCCATGTGCAGAAGCCATATCCAAGAAAGGTTTTGAAGTATCTGGATACGACATAGTAAACAAGACCAGCAACCATATTGATATAAAAGACAGTATAAGTGAAACAGTAGAAGACAGGGACATAGTGTTTGTTGCTACACCCACTCCACATGAAGATGGATACGACGGAAGATCACCGACTAGTCACTTGCCTGTGAAAGATTTCAATTACGATGCAGTAAAAAAAGTATTACACACATGTAATAAACATATGACCGAGGCACAGACATTGGTTCTGATATCAACGGTGTTACCAGGGACAACTAGAAGAGAGTTTGCTCCAATTGTAACAAACACAAAATTGATGTACAATCCTTATCTGATAGCCATGGGCACAGTGGCAGATGACATGATCAACCCAGAGATGATCATGATAGGTTCCAAGAAAGGACGTGCAGGAACAAACTGTAAAATTAGATCTGAACTGCTTGAAAGTTTCTACAACCAAGTATGCGACAACATGCCAAGAGTAGAAATTGGAACATATGAGGAAGCAGAGTCAATGAAAATATTCTACAACACATTTATCAGCACCAAGGTCGCTTTGGTCAACATGATACAGGATGTTGCACATAAAATTGGCCACATGAATGTTGATACAGTAACAGAGGCGTTATCAAAAAGCACAATGAGGATCATCAGTTCACGTTACATGAAAGCAGGGATGGGCGACGGTGGTGCATGCCACCCCAGAGATAACATCGCACTGCGTTGGTTGGCCAAAGATCTCGACCTAGGGTACGACATGTTCGAGAGCATAATGACGGCACGTGAGAAACAAGCAGAAAACATGGCCAAAGCAATATTGACACACGGAAACAATGTATGGTTCTCCTCAGATTCTTACAAGCCAGGAGTGAACATGCCAGACGGGTCGAGCTCGTTGTTGTTGCAACACTTCGTAACGAAGCACGGGGGACAGATTGTCAATGGCATAGATGCCCCGGTCGAGGTGATAGTGAGAGTACACGAGTCAGATAAAATATCTGCAGACGAAACAACTATGATATTTGATCCATGGAGGACATATCCAAAAGCGAAGAATGTTGTCCATTATGGTTCGCACACAGATGCATAAAAACTTTACATTATCAATAGACACAAACGTTGAACTTAAGAACTATTACCTGAGTAACCTAAGTGATGGTAAAGTAAGTTTCACTTCCGGAACTGCCTTTGACATTCAAAACGGATGGTACAATCTAATAGTAGAATATCATGGTGAAAAAGTAGACATCACGGACATCACGATCAACGGCCAATCGATAGGACACTTCCTGCATACAGGTTTCTTCACAGAAACATCCACAGGTAAAAGATTCCAACCTGCAAACAGCCTATGGACAGAGGGATTCTATTCGATATGGATACACACAGAAATAGGACACATGCTTCAAACACATGCCAGATCCATCAGGAATGGCGACTATGGAAAAGACTTATTCGATGATTATCTCTTCACTGTTGATAAAAGTATAGAGGTAGACGACAACTGGCCAGAGATGATCAAGTCCTACTTCAGGCACGGCAACGGCCCCCGTTGGTGGAAGAAAGATTTGAAAAGAACACCCTATGAAGTCTGTGAAGAATCTTTGTTACAGGATTGTGATAAGACAAAGATTCTACGAGAAATACCAATTGACTGTGAAATAGAAATTGAATACGAGATGCCTACCAAGGAAAGCAATACTAAAAATAAAATTATGCAAGGACGGGCAATACGTAGGAACAGCGTATACCCATACATAGAAATCGATACAATAAAAGGTGACGAACTTAAAAAATTGATCCGCAAACTGGGATTCACTAAAATCTTGAACATAACGCTACAGACGTCTCTACCCGGACAGGCATTCGCCCCCCACATAGATGATCACTACGATAGAGATTGTAGAGAGGACATCGAGGGACCTACTGTGTTTTTATGGGATTTAGCCGAAGATACAACCAAACACCTATTCAAACTAGGTGTGGCCGGAGTACTGCCCTTGGACAACGGTGTATTTTTTAACCAATTCTACTATGATCACGGCACCATCAATGACTCAAACACTGTCGAAAGACCATTGCTTATAATACACGGTAAAAGGGATAAAGAACTACCATACACTTAAAATAGACTATTATTGGTAAATAGTAACAAACAACAACTAGGAACAAACATGGCAGACAGAGAATTAAGATACGCATACAGAGTCAGGGCTGGTGACGACACTGACAGGATTTTTACATCAATAGACGATGCTAAAGCATTGTGCAGATTCGACAGTAACTGGGATTTCACAAAAGGAGATCTTAGTTGGAGTTTAGAAGATAGTGATATGAGATTGGTTCTAACTTGGGTGTTTACGGACGCTGAAGTGTCGGATCAACTTCTTGTGCATAACGCGATTAAAGATGGCGATTGGGCACATACTATTCCGGCTGATGGTGCAGAGAATAATCCCACTGGTTCACATCCATATCGTGAACGTGCTGAAGATCATTACAAAGCTCACGGAAGATCTCAAGACTAAAAAAAAAGGGCGATAGTTTCCCACCGCCCCTTAGAATTATTGTATTAATTACGCAGAGTAATTAATTACTTTTCTTCCTGATTTCTTTAATAAAGAAATGATGTTTGACTTCATAGTCAAAGCAGAGTTCTTAGGTGCAACACCTAATACTTCTACTGTAAAGTCCAAACCTTTTGATAACAACTTGTTAGTCGCTGTTTTTCTTGCAGTGCTTTTTACTGCTAGGTTTTTGAACTTGATTTTACCACCGTGTACTTCACCGTTTACTTTGTAAGTAGAAGCCGGTTCCGCAAATACACCAATTTGCTTCGCTCTTGATTTGAAGTTTCTTGTGTATACAACGTATTGTGTTGAGTTTGCCATGGTTTTTATTTCCTTCTTAGTAGATGGAAAAAGTGTATTGAACATACTTGTTAGCATATTGTTTCCTTTTCCTATTGTTGTTATATGGTTACGTAACTCTGGAGTTTCAATCTCTGTTATCCTACGTTCCATAAAACAATTATATACTATAAAGTGTATTAAGTCAACCGGTGCTGAAAGATCAACTTTTATGCGACTAATTGTCCTTGTAGTCTGGCACTGCAAATAGATCTATGCCCTCGTCCAACAGTTTATCGGTCTCTTCCTTGGTCGGCTTGCCGTAGAACTTCTGGTCACGTTTGCCTTTGTGTGCCTTCCTGGCCTCCTTGGCGAAGTTTTTACCAACATCTTGGAAGTCTTTCTTGATCTTCTTGTTCAATTTCCTCAGAATCTGCTCTGCGGTCTCATTCATTACCATATAGTCCTCCGGTATTGACTTCTTTTTGGAAGTCTTTACGTTTGGTGCCATGATGGCCTTGTCAACGGCCGTGCTATCGCACATGGGACATTGTATCATGCCCTTGTTCTTCTGTCTTGTGTACTCTTTGCTGTTTGGAAACCAACCCTCAAATTCGTGTTGGCATCTGCATCTTAATTGATATTTGATCATAATATTATTTACATTATACACTTGACAGATAAAACTGTCTACTATAATATATGTGTATGGCACTTAATGTTTCAGGATACACAAAAGGCAAACCCAAGAAGACTTCTCAGGGCAGTAACAAGAGCAGGATCAAGACAAGCTCAATGAACAAGTCCAAGAAGAGATCATGGAAAGCCTACGTAGGTCAAGGCAAGTAATGAAAAAATGTTGCGAAAAGACCTTAAACGAAATGTCTGAAAAAAATCAAGAAGCAATGACTATGCTGTCAGCACAGTTAGGTAACCTCGAAGTGCAGAATGCAGACTACCAGCAGATAGTGAAAGAGCTTTCGGATAAATTGAAACTGTACGAGAAAAAGTACGGTTTGGTATTCAAACAGGCTAGAAATATCTCAACCCAAAAATAACGGCGTCCTTCTTCCTACGGAACTTGATGTGTTCGTAGTCGATTATGTACACGTTCAATCTACCACCGTGCTGTTCCATTATCCTCTCTGTGTCTAGGGGTCTTATGGTTATCCTATCCTCATCAGGTAGTTTGGCTTGATAACCCCAGAACATGGGCCACCAGTGTAGAGGGTTGATAGAATCAAACCTCTCCTTCATTACCAACAAGAACACAACAGGTGTTATAGTGAATGGTTCAGCCCACCATGGGATCACGTCTAACGTGGCCCAATCTATCCAATGTACAATGGTTGTCCATACGCCGATTATGGCCAGTAGTATGCCCATTATAGGCCAGAACTCGTCCTCAATATCAAGATCTCTGTCGTGGTGTGAGTACATCCTGATCTTCTGTTGCTGACTCAGTTTCATATAAAGTATATAGTATAGGATATAATTACAAACACATAATTTGTTGTAACGCTCCCATGGAAGTTCACAGCAATAACCCCCAATTCAGATTCTTATGGAAATAATTGTACTACTCGCAGGTGTAGTGTATGGCTTAATCATTGGCCTTATACCTGCCGCTGGAGCAACAACAGGACTGATAGCACTGTTTGGATTCATTCCGTTTTTTATGGGAATGGATCCTTATCTTGGAGTTATCTTCTGTGTGGCAGTTGTCGCTTCATCCACAACTGGTGATTCTTTTAGTGGTGTGCTTTTGGGCATACCTGGGGCCAATTCTGCGGCCGCAACAATGGTGGACGGACATCCATTGGCCAAACAAGGTAAGGCCACCATTGCTCTCACCGCCGCTATAACGACATCAACGTTGAACGGATTGATATGGGGCACTTTGACATTTGCACTACTGCCTTGGTATGTCAAGGTAATAATGTTTGTTGGTGTGCCTGAACTATGGGCGTTCATTGTGTTGAGTTTGTCCTGTGTTGCATTCGTAAGCAACAAGTTTTGGTTCCGTAGCATCATCGCAATAGTAATTGGTACACTCATCGGACTGATAGGTGTACACCCAGACACCAATGCAGATAGATTCACGCTAGGATGGGACTATCTGAGTGACGGTGTGTCCATGGTTGCTTTCATGGCAGGTTTGTTTGCCTTCCCTGAAATCATTGACGGATGGCGTAGGGGCAGACAGGTAGCCACAGTGAGGCTGAATCAGGACACAGCACAAACAATAATTGGCATAAAAGAAGTTTGGCGTTGCAAGTGGGACGCACTCCGAGGAGGAGGGATAGGTGCGTTCGTTGGACTACTTCCAGGGATAGGCGGAGCAATGGCGGACTGGATGTCATATGGCGCCACCGTCGCTTCAAACCCAACTGAGAAGTTTGGCAATGGCAATATAAGAGGTGTGATAGGACCAGAGGGTGCTAACAACTCACAGAAGGCCACAAGCATGATACCCACTGTACTGTTTGGTATTCCTGGTGCAAGTTTCGCCGCGGTACTGATGGCTCTGTTCATGTACCTTGGTTTTGAACTGGGCACTCCCGAGTTGGCACAGGACACTAAATTTTTCAATAGCCTCACTTTTGGTTTCATGTGGGCGACTGTGATCGTTGGTGTAATATGTCTGGTGTTCAACAAGTATATCGCAATGATAACTTACGTTCCATACAAATATTACTTTCCCATAATCGTTGCTTTCATAGTGTGGGCCAGTGTGCAACACACGGGTGGCATTGAGGATTATGTGGTATTGGCACTCTGCACTGTGCTTGGTGTACTTGCCAAGAAATACAAGTTCAGCAGGCCAGCGATGCTGATGGCATTTATACTTGCTGGCAAGGTTGAGGCCTTGACAATGCAATTGAATTCCCTGTATACTATAGACAGACTAATTGACAGACCATTATTCATACTCTTGCTGGTATTTGTGGTTTGTCTATTTGTATACGGAATAACAAGAAAAAACAAACTTGAGTATGCATAAGGAGAAAATGATAATATGAAGAAGATGATAATTTCATTGTTGGTGGTGTTAGGTTTATCCACAGCAACAATGGCAGAAAAATACACATTGGTTGTGCCAAACAAGCCTGGTAGCGGGTTGAGTGTCTGGAGTCAGATAGTCGCAACCGAGATGAACAAATACATTGACGGCGAGATAATATTGAAACACTTGCCAGGCAAAGGCAACATCATAGGTGCAAACGACTGGCACACGGATTTACAAAAAGACGACACAGTGATGTTGGCGACAAGTGGCGGTAACGCAATCAAGTTCCTGACCAACCCTAAAGTGGTCTATGATTACAACTACGATGCGATAGGAATAATGAACTTGAACATAGTGGCCGCCAAGAGGACCGGCACAGACGGAACTGTGTTTCCAAAAGGCTTGGGACACGCACCGGAGGCATTTGCCATTGCGATGCTTATGTGTGGACCTGACATGAACGTTGAACAGTACAAGTCTTGTTTCAAGGACAAGGTGACTTGGGTGCCTGGTATGAAACAGAACGAGTTCAGACTTACTTTCAAAAGGGGCGAAACTACAGGTTCACGTGAGAACCCTGCCGCATTCAAGAAACACATCAAACCTGTCATAGATGAAGGCAAGGCGGAGATATGGTTCCATCATGGAATACTTGATGCAGAAACAGGACAACACAAGGATGATCCAAACTTTCCAGGATACCAGTTCGAGATAGTTTTCGAAAAGAAATGGGGCGTCGCACCTAGTGGAGACTTCTACGATGCATACAAGTTGGTCAAATCAATACGTGATGGTATACAGAAAGCGATCTTTATCAGCAAGGGATCCAAACATGCAGAGACCCTAAGGAATGCATTGGAACAAGTGGCCAGCAATCCTGACAGCGTCAAAGCAATACAAAAAAAGATCGGCAATTACGGATGGATTATCGGTGAAGATGGCAACAGGCATTTAGATGTCGTGATGTCATTGGTTACTGAATCAGCATACAAGACGCTGATAGACTTCACTAAAAATTCTTTAGGACACAAGGTGGAGTACAAAATAAATATTGTTAATGAATAACAAGAGCAAGTACGACGCACTAAAGAAAAGATCAAATTATCATTTCGATCCTTTCGATCATAACCCTGCCCACGACACCATGAGGTACGTGGGTAGGTTCGAAGGAGACTGGAGTGCTGAGTTGACACAGACACAAGAAAGAAGCAAGGAAGTCACATGGAGGACTAGGAACCCAGATGACAAAAGCAAATACACCAAACAAGGCAGTAGCGTAGACATAGAGGCAGAGGAAAGAGACATCGAGAGGGTTGGTGGCGATCCCAAACATCCTATAGGCAACATGGATTACGAACTGTCGCCAGTGTTCCAGAAAATGGCAGACTCGTTGCATCTCAAAGCGGGTGAACGTGAAATACAAGCACGTGTCCACGTACAGTGGCCAACACAGGTATGGACTACTCACATAGACGCTGTGCAAAGATGGGCACCCAACGACATCGACAGTGTGTATAGATTTTTTGTGATGTTAGAAGATTGGCAACCAGGCCACTTCATGCAGTTTGGGAATCATTTCCTTGCAGGATACAAGGCAGGTGAGATATACACTTTCGACTGGTACAATGTTCCACACTGCACAGCAAACGCAGGACAAGGACCAAGATCAAATCTATTGGTGACTGGCGTTGCTACTGAAAAGACTTATAAATTACTATCAATACCAAACAATATAATAAAATTGTAATGTACATCCTATTCACAGGTGCACCAGGATCAAGATGGAGCAGTGTGGCAGAAAACATATACCGATCACCTGACATAGACCAGACAGACGGAAATGGCAGAAACACTTACAGGAAGGGTGTGGTCAAACACGAAGGTGCATACTTTGATCCAGGTATGGAATTTGAAAACTCAATAACCAATTGGGACAAGCCTTTTTCTGGCCTAGGCAAACGAATTATCAAGTCACACACCTTTGCACACAGATTAAACGATCTTAAAAAATTAGGATATCCGATTGTGATGGTATACAGAAACGACGTGGAGTGTTTGAAATGGTGGAACGATGCTGGCGGGTTTGACATAACCTATCCTGACTACAGTTACTTCAAAGATCAAGATACAATGTGGAGCCACATACAATCTGAAAACAGAGATATTATGCAATTTGTCAGAGACAACGCAGACAGGATCACAAGTCCTGTGGACAATGTTGACCTGTGCAGAGCACTAGAAATAAATTTTCCTGACTCCAAAGGCAGGATACATAACTACGCACAGAAAGACATCAAGGTCTATCTATACCAATAGTATGAATAAAAGAATCTACACACAACTGATACTAGACACTAAAAATGATGTATCTAAATGCACTTCATCTTACATCAAGGACATTTTTGATGTTGAAGTAAAAACTTGTGATAATCTCATAGAATACGCTAAGGTTATAGATGATGCTGTCTTGCACAGATGGTTCTCCAAGCACTGGCAAAACAAGATGAAGAAATGGAAGTACAGTGGTGTTGCACTAATAGATGAGGTAAACAGCCTGAAACCAAGAGCAGTGCTTGATGTGGGTTGCGGATACAACGAGTTTCGAGGCAAGATTGATAATCTGATAGGCATAGATCCCTATAACAAAAATGCCGATATCAATGTTGGCATAATGGACTACAGGAGCACAGAAAAATTTGACGTGATATTGGCATTGGGCTCAGTGAACTTTGGTGGACGGAATAAGATCATTTCTGAATTCTCAAGGATGGTAACGATGTTGGCCGATGGCGGGACAATGTTCTTTAGGGTTAATCCAGGTGTGCAAAATTCAGCACCAGAGGCCAGGTGGATAGAATATTTCCCTTGGAACGTTCCTTTTATCATAGAACTAGCAAGTATGTTTAATCTTAAAGTTTTAGATATACACGATGACACCAATCAACGTAAGTATTTCGTGTATAGAAAAGTAAAATGAGTAGACTTATGCTAGAATTGTGCTACAATAAAGAGTAAATACCTACAATGCAAAAACGTACTAGAAGTTTATTAGAAGAATTAAGTTCAATGCCTCTTAAAAGAGACAAGGAAGAAGTTGTGGAGAGTAGAGCCTCACACATCCTAGAGAGTGCAATAAGATTAATGACATACATCAGAGAGCACTTTGATCAGGACACAGCATTCAAACTAGAAAAGAAATTCAATTCAGCACTGAAGAACATGGACGCATCCAAGTTCAGCAAAGGCGTCGCTCGTATCAAAGAGAACAGAGACGTAAAAGAGAACGTGCTTAAAATCAAAGACGGCGAATACAAAGAGGACTAATCATGTTGATAGAAGATGTCCTAACAGAGTTTAAGAGGACACACCTTGAACACATCGAGGACATTGTGATAACCGACGGCTACGAGGGTGGCAAGGCGGTTGTCGAATACTTCAGAGGACTACTGCTTACACTAAAAGGAACAAGCTCAGAAGCAATGAGTGTTTCCGTGAAATGGGACGGTGCTCCTGCCGTGGTTTGTGGAATCAATCCAGACAATGGTAAATTCTTCGTAGGAACAAAATCTGTCTTTGCCAAGAATGCAAAAGTAAACTACACTAAAAAAGATATAGCAAACAATCACGGAACAGACGAACTAGGACAAAAATTATTGAAATGCCTAGTCCATGTTAAGAAACTAAACATACAGGGAGTAGTGCAAGGAGATCTACTGTTCACAGACGAGGACATTACACGTAAGAATGTGGACGGCAAACCTAACCTGACCTTCACACCAAACACAATAACATATGCAGTTCCGGAAGCAAGTGAATTAGGTAAGCAGATAGACAGAGCCAAGTTAGGAATCATATTCCACACAACATATGCAGGTGAGTCCCTAGCGGACATGAACGCACAGGCCGGTGCAGACGTGAGTTCATTTGCCAAAAGCAATGATGTGTTCTTCGACAATGCCACATACAAGGACGTGTCAGGCAGTGCCAAGTTCACTGACGATGAAACAAAACAATTCTACAATGGCATAGAAAAATTAGAGACACTGTTAAATGGTGTGCCACAGAACCTATCAAGTGTGCTAGGACAGAATCAAGACTTCATACCCATGTTCCAGATGTACATCAACGCAATGGTCAAGCAAGGACAGTTACCAAGTGATGTGAATAAGTTCCTGCTAGGCTTCAAGAAGTTCTACGCAGACAGAATGCAACAGCAGATGTCAGGACTTAAGGCACAGAAGGCCTTGCAGTTGAGACAGGACAAGATGAAGCAGATGCCTGTATTCCTTAACAGAGCCAAGAAACCGTTACAGGCGATGCTGACTTTCTACAAGGCAGTGCAGACTATGAAAGGCTTTGTGTTGAAGAAAATGAATCAAGCACAGGCGATAGGATCATTCCAACAGACAGATGGCGGACTAGAAGTGACAGAACCAGAGGGTTTCGTTGCTGTTGACAAGTCAGGTAATGCTGTTAAATTAGTTGACAGGTTGGGATTCTCAAGAAGAAACTTGACGGGTATCAGCAAATTCAAAAAATAAATTAAGAGTTTTGTTTATTTCTAAACTCAACTTCTCTTCGTTGAAAAAGTGATTGAAGTTATACTGCCTCAGTGCTTTACTTTGTAAGTATAAGTCCTGCCATGGAGCATCACGTAACCTATCACACACATCTACAATAGTATCAATCCTCAAATTTGGATCTCTATCTATATCATATGCTTCTTCAAAGTAGTTGTTGTATGTCTTGAATCCCATTTCTCTCAACTTCTGCAGGTATAGATAGTTGCCATGCACGACAAATATCTGTTGTGCTATGATGGGTTTCCATATTTTCTCTGTCATGAACACATCGTTGTCGTTGTCGTTGGTCTCTGAAACAATGCTACAGGCAGTGTCGTTGTATGGCTTCTCAAATATGTCTTGATCCATTCCATAATGCGGATAGTCTGGTGCCCATGGCAATTCATATTCGGCAGGCAGTTTCCTGTCTGGCCATTTGGTGTGCAAACTATTTTCTAACACACCCTTGTTCTTCAACTTGTTGTACAGTTTTAATCTGTGTGCTCTGGGCATCTTGTTAAGATATAAGAAATCGTATTTTTTGTCAGAGTGGTCAAAGTTGAATTTTGTGTCTTTATGTTTTTGATACATGTAGAACCAAAACCATGACACGCCTCCTGTCCATTTTATATGTTCAATATCAAACTCCGGATACTGTTTTGTATTTTTTATGTTATCTAGTGACTCCCATGGGTTGGCCTTTATAAAAACAAAACCCTGACTGTGTAACAAATCACAACGCCTTTTTAGTTCTGGAACAAATTCTTTGTTGCTTGTTAGTAAATCTTGTTTTGGCAACGAGTTTGAATCTATTACTGCAAACTTCCTGTCATAACTGTCGAGATCATGAGTGTGGAGTGTGTAATATTCTCCTGTGACATCAACGGTCTGTTCCGGTAAACTGTGTAAATTAATAAATTGTTCTAGTTTGGAATGGTCCCCGGTCTTCATTACGTCTGTTAGAATAAAGTTTCGTTGCATAAGCCCTATAAATACCTATATGTTAACACCATTTTTAAAGTATGTATCTGAGGGCAAGGTAATAAGACGGCATAGTGACTTGCAGAGATTCACTTTCCCAGAGGTTACAGAGAGGATATATCTAAGTTTCCTAGCACTGGCACTGATGAGTCAGAACAAGGGCACACAGCAGTTCGCTAAAGATTACGCACAACAAACCATGGCGAAAGGCACATTCGACCAAGTGAGGATGATCAACAATGATCTGTCCAACATGTTGGCCATAGTGTCAGGTGATCCAGAAATTACCAAGAAACTAAAGAACAAGGACGAAGCTCAAGCCATGAGGCAGAGACAACCCGTGCCTGTGATGGCACTGAGAAGATATCTGAGAAGTTGGGAAGATCATTACAAGAACTTGACACACCTAGAGAGATCTCTAAATATCAAAGATGCTAATTTAAAGAACATTAGGCGAGCAGTGGCCAACTACAACAAGTTGAATTCAAAAATGAAGATGCAGACCCTACACAGACTGCAACAACAACTACAATCTAAACTGCCCAACACTGACATTCTAAAAAAATTCAAGGAACTATAATGAAAGAACAAAGAAAAATCTGTCATAGGTGTGCCTGCAATCCACACTGTGATAAAAAATGCTCCAACTGTGAGAATTGTGATCACTGTGACTGTAACAAATGCCTGGGCAGGCCATCTTGACCATGATCAAATATATCTGTGAGAAGTGCGAGTGCGAACAACATTGTGGACGATCTTGTGGCGAGTGCCTAGACTGTCCTGACTGTGACTGCAAGGAGTGTGGTGCCGAACGAAAGTAGTTTCTGGGTGCTGTATGGACAGCACGACAAACCGACCTTCCTGGACGATGCCGGCAACGGGCAACGACTTCAAAGAGATGCCGCACTGAAATATATCAAACAATGGCGGGTGTGTCTAGACATAGGTAGCAACATAGGACAGTGGACGAGACCACTTTGTAGCAAGTTTGAAAGTGTAGTTTGCTTCGAACCAAATCCCAACTTCAGGGAGTGCTTCAACAAGAACATCGACGAGAACAATGTCTTACTTTGGCCTATCGGATTGTCGGACAAGGAACACAAGGCAAAACAAGGCTTCAATTCAACTGTGTTACAAAATGAAGATGGAGATATTGATTGCAGGACGCTTGACAGTTTTGCACTGACCAATGTGGACTTCGTAAAGATAGACGTTGACGGATTCGAAGTACCATTGTTGAATGGTGCAAGGGAGACATTGACCAAGAATAATCCAGTTATCAATATTGAAATGAAAAGAGACAAGAGAAACAACATTACACAAAAGTGTGAAGCAATACTGAAAGATCTAGGCTACAAGTTCCAAAAACGTACCAAAAGTGACGAAGTCTGGCTAAAATCGTAATATTACAGCATAATTTACCAACTTTACCAATAAATACTTGCAACTTGATCCCTGAGCGGGGTCATAGTCATTTAATCAGAAAAAAGGAGGATTAAAAATGGCAACACCACAAAGAACCGTGACTACTCTAATCGGCGAAGATATCAGAACTATAGGTAAACCTATAACTATGATACACTTAGATTGGGACGTAGACGCAGACGCTTCGAGAGAGGCAATGGAAGCAATCATCAACACAGTACTATCAAGAGGAACTATCTTAGCCGCAGGTGCGGTATACGATACGGGTACTAAACAGGACTACATCTTAGAAGGAAATTTAACTGACACGATCAATAATTTCACTTCATTAGATGGAACTGTTTCTGGTACACTTGCACAAGTATTAGTTGAGGACATCATCAACCTAGGAACAGTAGATTCAGTTAACTTTGGATCAGGTACTGTTGCTTGTTCAATTAAATCAACATTAAAATTTGCTTAATAGCAATTAGGAGAAACATAAAATGGCTTACGATACAGCAATTCCGGCAGGTGGCCCGGGTAACTTTCAAACACCTAATGGTCTATATGAAGCAGAGGGTGTTGGTATAACATTCATCTCAGTAGACTACATCTCAGCGATGAACAGTGAAACAACTTTCCCATTAGCATCGGCTAACACAGCAGGTTTAGAATTGTGCAGACAAGCAATTGAAAACCAAGGTGTTAACGTGATAGGAAGAGGTATTCTAGCGAACGGTAACACAGAGATGACCTTCATGGTTAGATCTGATGCGTTAGACACGATCAGTGCAACAACTACTATCGACGCGATACAGGCGGCGTTAAGAGCGTTGAACAGTAACTCTAAAATCACTGCAACTATCAGTTCAGCGACAGCGGCAAGCAAAGGCCTATCTGACACTGAAGTTCAATCTGACTAATAGTTAAAGTTATAGGAGATATAGAAAATGACAACTAAAATAAACCCGACTAAAGCAAACACAACGGATCACCTTTCAGGTAAGACGATCACGGCTGTTACAGTTGACTTCGCAGTTAACGGTACAGACTTTACATCATCTGCTGAAATGGGACCATTGGGTACTGTGCAGGCGGCAATAGCAACAATGACGCAAGAGGCAACTCCAATCATCATCACTAAATTAAGAGCTGATGGTGGTGCGAATGCAGGTCAAGTATTTGACATGGTGTTCGAAGGTGAGTTCGGAACTGACACGTACGATGGTACGAACAGTGAGGCTTTCGCGGCATACCTACAAACTGTCTTACAACTGTTAACATCAGTTGGTCCAGGTCCAGTAAACCTGAGCAGTGCAACTGTTGTGGCGGCTACGGCGGCTTCATTCTAATCCAATTAGACTGATACACAATTACCAAAGGGCGGATCTTTAATTAGGTTCGCCCTTTTTTAATGACTTAAATATCGATATGCACGAGTACAGAATACACACCCTGGTAGACATCACTGACAACGGCAATCTAAAACAGCAATTCCCATTCATAACCACAGCAGGCAATGAGATACACGACAAGCACACACTGTCTATGGCTCGCGAGCAGAACAGCAACTTTGCCACTATGTTACAACTGCTACAGATGAGGGGTAACATAACATGGGATCACCCACCCAAGCAAGTGGAACTACCCAATCTGGCTAATCATGAGTTCGGCTCCTACTACGAAGGCCCACACTTGACCTGGCACTTCCAGTTCTTCACGGAGCAGTCGGGAGTATATGGCGACGTGGTCGATCCTACCCAGAGTCTAGTTGATGATTTCAGTCTTGTGCCAGTGGTTGCAGATTGCATGAACACTGCACACCTGCCAATACAAACTTTCGTTACTGAAGATCTATCAGGGACAGACAGACAAAAGATCATCGGTGCACTGTCAGGAGGAGTCATAAACACGTACTTTTCATATGCCGGTCCTATCGATAAATAATAGCATAAATTAGGCACAAACAAAAACTTAACAAGGCACGCACAGGCAATGGAACAGGCTCATCTACAGGCTCTACTAGCGGAGGTACAAATCCTCAAAAGAGATTTACAAAGATATATGAGTACAACAGAATTAGAAAAACAGAACCTAGAAGCACACGTGGACCTTTGTTCAGAGAGATACAAAGGGTTACACGACAGACTGAGTGCGATAGAAATCAGACTATCCAAGATGAACGAAGATCAACAGATTAGTCACAAGAGCAGTCAGAAGACGATCATAGCAACAGCAGGCACAGTAGTCGCAGGCTTACTATCAACAGTGGTAGTGATCCTGATGAAGATGCCAGGCTAAAATTCACCAATACATGTTCATACAAATAGCACCTAAGGCCAGGGTATACGTAACAGACACAGACGTTGAATTTATACGGGCACATGCACTGGAATCATTCAGGAGCGATCAACTGTCACCGGAGGACGCAGACAGAGCCAAGAAGTTGGCCGACAAGGCTGTGTTCGTTCGTAAGAAACTTGACACCCACATGCAATATGCTTTAAATAGAAAGATAAAGTTTGTTGCAAATGACAGGAAAAAATAAATCAGAACTGGTAAAACAGATCGAGGCCTACGGGCTGAAGGGCAAACTTGCGGACCTGGCACACAAGGAGCAGGCACGCAGACCATTCCAACATCTACCAAAACAGTTTTCAAAAGGCATCCTCATAGGCAACATAGCAATCGTACCCAAGAAACACACAGGCACTAGATATGTGTACGTGATAGCGGACATGATGGAAGCCACAGTGCTACATAACGATATCAATCTAAAACAGACAGCCATACTGGTATCACACTATCTGGCAGATGGCAAGAACATACCAACCAACATATTAGATTTGGATGCCAAACATGCATCACAACTGTTTGATATACAGAGTGCTAAACGAATGATAAAGGAAGCACAGAAGAACAAGGACGAACTTACAGAAGATGTATATTGGGACAGATTAGATGTCGCTAACCGCCTAGCGGACGACTGTAAAGCAAACATACAGCAGATCTTTAGTGACACGTTCGGCACGTAGATAATAAATAAACACAGTATGAAGAGCTTAGACCTTACAAAACCTATCACAACTGAATCTTTACTAAAAGAATTTGAATCTAGATTCAACATGACCATGGACCTAACAAAATTTAACGAGGAAGAGTTGCAAGATTACGCAAATCATGTAAGAACTAAGATACACGAGATCACACAGAACACACACTTTGGACAAGAATTAAAAGACAACAACTACCAAAAGAATCAAATGATGTTGGATGTTATCAATCAAGCGATAACAGAAAGAAAACTTGCAGAGTATGGTGGCGATGCTAACCCAGTGTTAGACAAGGCATCAGCACCAATCAAAGACAAACTTAAAAAAGGTCAACCATTAAGTCCAGATGAGAGAGAAGCGGCATCTAAATTACTCGACAATGAAGCAGAATTAAATGAAGTGCCTGGAGCAGGTCTTATAAAACGTGGTTTAAGATCTATAGGAGCAAAGGCGGCAGGTGCTGTTGGAATGAAAGGCACGGCGGCAGGATTAAAAGGTGCGGCTCAGGCAGATAAAAAAGCAAGAGAACTTTATGTGCAACTACGTAGATACGCAGGACAAACAGGCGGTGATGCAGATGCATTAACAGTATCAGATTTACAATCTTTCTTACAGAAACAAGGATATAAAACAGACAGGACACCAAAAGGTCCTGCAGGAAAAGTTCTAAACAAAAAACAAGTAGACGACATTTTAATGAAATCTGTGCAAGACACTTTTAGATTTCAAGCACCGGCACAAAAACAAAGTGCTCCAACAATGAAGACAGATTTTATGAAACAGTTTCAACAAATGGCATCAGATCCAGCAACAAGAAAAAAATTAATGGCCATATTGCAAGGACAAACAGTTCCAGCAGAATCAGTGAACGAGGGCGTAGAAGAACAATCAGAATTAATTTTAGCGGCCAAGGACATGATGGACAAGGTTACATCATTCTTGGAAGATCTAGCATCAATGAAGACAGAGGGTATGTTAGAACTAGCAGACAGAATCAGAGACGAGATGGGTGCTGAGAAATCAGACGCATTCCTACAAAAAATCCAACCAGCGATTGAACAGGCGGAAGCCACTTTAACGACAACTAGACAAGAGCTAGACAACGGTGTAAGAATTTTGACCGGAGAAGAAGTAGCATCAGACCCTATGGGCGCCGATGACACGATGGACATGGACACAACAGACGCAGACTTAGATGACTCAGGGATAGATGACCTTGAGACAGATGAGTTTGGCGCCTCTGATGCCGAAGCGGGTGGAACAGAACCAGAAGGCAGAGAACAAAGAGAATCCAAAGAGGTGTTTGAAGCATCAAACAGATTGTTCAGTAAACTAGCAGGGAAGTAATCCTGTGAGATTTTTCGAATTCAACAAAAGCGATACAGACCTAGAGTCAGCACTTATCAACATCCTGTTGAACATGAAGGGTGATGCTGATGAGAAGGACCAAGCATCAGACATCAGTATGGATGCAGTTGCACAGATCATGAGCAACACAGGTTATCCAGCATTCAACTATGATGTGTTTAAAAGAATATATGACGCAGACGGTGACCTGAAGAATGTTGTGGCGGACTTTGACAATGAGAAGATCGTTGTTAAGACAGACCAAGAAGCAGAGGACAATCCAGAGATGGACTATGACGACCAAGGATCAACAGACGTGGTCAAGCAGATGGCCAAGTCTGCGATGAACAGAAGAAAATAAACCATAATTATATACATGTATTACAAGAGTAGGATTTACCAACTAAATTCCTTGCGGCTGGGGTTGGTGCACGAAGACAACATCTACGGTAAGCCTACTATTTTTCTAGTGATGGGATCACAGTCTCCTGATGTTGACCCACATATCAAATACTACAAAGAATTAGCCAACAAGGGAAACGTTAATCTTGTCGCCATACCTTTTGATAACAATGGATCAGAACCTGGTGATGACTATGAGATCGTTGCACACTATGAGAATATGTTAGGTATCAAATTCTACGTAACAGAAAAGATAGATGCATCTCATCAATTCTTCAAAGATTTTGGAGTTCCTAAAAATGACTTTACAGAATACCATTTTGATAATGAAACTAAATTCGTGAGGAAAGCGTAATGAGTAAAGTATTCTGTGAAAAACCTTTCAATCACAATTACATACACCCCAACGGCAAGATGCGATTGTGCTGTACAACGTTACAGGACATACCTACTGACAACAAATACAACCTGTTTGACGCCAAAAAGCACACTATCAATGACTACTGGAATAGCAACAGGATGAAAGAGATACGTAGGAAGATGATAGCCGGTGAGAAGATACGTGACTGTGCGAAGTGCTACCAACAGGAGGAAAAAGGAGCACAAAGCCTAAGATCAACACAAGGCATGGAGGACTACATCAAAGATACACTGCCTGATGGCACCTTCCAAAAAAGTGCTGACACCATGCAGATACAGATGGGTAATATATGTAACCTGAAATGTAAAATGTGTAGCCAAATGTATAGTCACATGCACGGTATGGAAACCAGAGACATCGGAGAACAAGATCCAGAATGGTTACACTGGGTAAAGGAGCAAGGTGCCAATGTGAATAACTGGACCAACGAGCTAGGTATCAAACAGGAGTGGTACAAAAATACTGCTACAAAAGAAAAGATGTTTGAACACATCAGTAAGAATATTAAGCAACTAAATGTGATAGGCGGAGAGCCAACACTGATCCCGGAGTTCTATGAACTGTTTGAATATTGTGATCAGAGAGGTACACTAGGAACAAAAGATGTCACAATCGTAACCAACCTTACAAACACCAACCCAAAACTGACCAACTGGTTGCCAAAACTGAAGTGCTGGACTATATGGGCCAGTGTGGACGGACTTGGTGAAAGGACAGAATATATAAGGTATCCGAGTAACTGGAACAAAGCGTTACAGAGTTTGAATTTCTACAAGAGCATGTTAGGAGACAACGGTAACATCACTTTGAGTCCTGCTGTCCAATTACTGAACATCGATCAACTGGACGATATAATAAAATGGTGGTTGGATTGGTGTGGCGGAGAGCTGAACGACAGATACGGGTTCACTTGGCTGGCCACGGTGTGGTATCCACTCATATGCAATCCCAATATGGCACCACGTGAGTGGAGATTACGGGTGGCAGATAAACTATCAAAATATAAGTTTGACCAGTTTTATGAAAACATCATAAAAGAATTAAGGATAGATCAACACACTCCAGAGAAGTATAAAGAATTACAGAAGGCATTCGTCAAGTACAACGACCGGCAAGATCAATTCCGTAAAGTACCAAAGACTTGGAGGGTATTACTTCCCGAGTTGGCCGCAGAGATAGAAGATAAACGAAAAAGTGATTTAGATTGATGTTTGTTTTAATAGGTAACTCTGGATCCAATCACAACTACATAGGCCTAACATTGGTCAACAGGCAACCACAGGACAATTTAGCATATCACAATCAGGGAACACATGGTGGGGTCAATGTTGTGGACATCTCCAACATGTCACACGATAGGATAGACCATTTGATCAAAAACGATGATCCCTTGTTCATGGTCTGTTTCGCTTCAAAGTGGAATGCAGACTTGTATACCTTGTTCAAAAGGTTTGGAATCAATGTCATACAAATAATAATAGACAGCCACAGAGAATGTATGTTAATAAATTGGCAAGAGAAACTTAGGATCAACGCAATGGATGACACTGATCGGATCTTTAGCAAAGAGTGGGAACAGCAACAAAGACAAACATGGAGTCCCTACACCAAGTTTCCTATAGAGAGAGCGGTTATGGAGTGGACCTACAAACTCTATGACAATGAGTTCATAGATGTCAAGCAGTCGTTACTATGTGATCAATATTTTTCATTTGGCTCTATGTACGAAAGCATCAATGACGCTGTCAAAGAATTCGACAAGTTTGGAATAAGATACAACGGGCAAAGATATGAGAAATGGAGACAATCACAAAAATTGATATTTGATTCTTGGCAAGCAATTAATAATAATTTTGATGCTCCTGGCCTACTGAAACATGACTATCAGAAGGGCATGGCAATTGCTCTGCGTGGAATGTCCGAGTCCCTAACACCTACGCAGTGCTGGAAACAGTATGAACAATTATTAAAGGTTAAATCATGAATGTACTTGTATTGACCCCAGACGGAGTAGGCTCAACGGTGTTGCAGAGGATATGTACACTGGCTTTACATCTCGACGGACAAGATGTCGTAAACTGTCATGAGTTGACAAATGGCCTACACCTTGATAGATCCCGGGTGTACAAGGACTTCGCACTAGAGTACACGCAGTCACTTGATCAAATAACCAAGATGCTTGACCAATCGACAGGCATATTGGTGTCGAGACTGGCCAAATATCATGTAGACGATCGCAAGGACAGAAAGCAAGAGCAGTTGACCTTCTACAACTACCTGAAATCATTCAATCAAAAGGTACTGGTGTGTAGACGTAAAAATCTTTTCGAATACGCAATGAGTTGGAGCATCAGAGACAAATCAAAAGTCTTAAATGTCTATCAAAAGAAAGACAGGGAGGCAGTAAGGAATGTTGGGTCTGTTGACGTTGAGTACTTTATGAAGAAATGTCAGGATTATGTTGACTATGACAACTGGATACACGAACACTTCAAAGACTTCGATGTGGTTTACTATGAGGACTTCGCAGTAGATCCAGACAGCAAGATAAAAGAAATATTTGGCATAGATCAAGTGTTCGCTAGAGCGTTTGGAGAACCGTTGGCTGACATATTTAAAAAAGAATATCTAGTAAGTAAAAGGAAAATAGACCTCTCTAACAAGCAAAGTTTCGTACCACTTTTAAAATACAAACAGACCATGATGGCCTTAGAAAAGAAAGCCATACTGCCTCTGGGTGCGTCGGCACCAATCAAGAATACCACACTTAAAGATAAAAAAGAAATAGTTTCAAACTATGCAGAGTGCAGAGATAGGTTCATGGAATTTTCTCGACGTCACAACTGGATTGATAACACCATAGTTGACTATGATTTCTGGAATGGAGTAGAAACAAAATGAACTACTTAGAATTGACAGGCAACATCAATAAAGATCAAGAGCACTCGGGTATAGATGACTACCATATGTGTTTTGATCAACATCACTTTCTTAATTATAATAAACCTATCTCATACAAATACAATACCAAAGGATTCAGAGACAAAGAATGGCCTAGTGATACAAAAGACAGGATATGGTGCATCGGTGACAGTTTTACCAGTGGCATCGGACAACCGCAACATGAGACATGGCCGGCTTTGCTGGAGGACACCCTGGGAGAAAGATGTATCAATGTAGGTCAAGATGGATGTAGCAATGACCTGATTACCTTGAGGGCGAAACAAATTGTACAGCAACACCAACCTAAGTTTATTGTAGTGATGTGGAGTTACTTCTGGAGAAGATACCTACAAGGAGAAAACGTGCATTATGATAAGAGCAAAAGAGAACTTCCAAAACACGACATGGATAATTTCATTAAAAATTTAACGAAGGTAAATGGCATGTTTGAAAATGTCATTAATCTGGTTGTACCAGACTGCTTGATAGAATCTTCTATCAACAAAGTACATGTTAGCAAGGTAAAGAAAAAGAAAAATATCAACAGACTATTGTCAGTTAGCACAGCAATACACTTGCCAGATATCATAGAAGTGGAACAGATAGATTATGCCAGAGACGGGCATCATTTTGATGTCCTAACATGTCAAAATCTGGTTAAGGATGTGGTGGCTTATATCAACAGAGAACTTTCAATATGACACATTTCTTTTTCGGAGACAGTTTTACTGCTGGTGTAGAACTGCTTGATCATTTACATTATGACAACTATCCCAAACCGGTTTCGTTCGCTGACCAACAGTCAGATCAGTTGGTAACATGGAGAAACAAAAATAAAAGTTTGCGTCACATTATGGATAAACAAAAACTTGATACTTTATCGGAAGAACAAAAAAAATGTACCTATGCTCAGAAGTTAGCAGATCTTTTGCAGGTACCACATCATAATATGGCAGTGGGAGGATCTAGCCTGCAAAAGACTAGATACCTATTGACAAAATCCTTGACCAACATTAAAGATCTAGCCACTGTCTTTGTACAACCAACTGCGCCAGAAAGATGGATGGACTATTACAATGATCAATGGATGGATTTCCTACCAGGAAACTCTTACACAGGCGAAGCACTCGAACATTTTAAATCAAAGATCTCCAACAACACGGATACCAGTAGGTTCTGTTCATGGTTACTAGAACTACAAGCAATCTTTGATTACTGTAGCACATCGGATCTAGTAGAAAAGTTCTATTTTATTAACAGCGGTGTTTTCAATTATGTTGAAGGCGACAAACACAACTTTGGAGACATGTTGCCCGTGTATGAATCCATAAAACACAAAGTCAGAGACATTACTTTCCATTTTCCTCATACAAAAAATAACGAAGAAAAAGTTTTTTTACCATTTGGACATGTTACAGAAAAAGTTCACGAACAATTAGCAATTGATATACATAGTATTCTGTGTTATAATAAGAAATGAAAATTACAAAAGATATCCTTGTGGATAAAGGAATCACATATAATCAGAAGTACCCCTATGGTGAACTGGCCAGGGTGACCAAGAATCACAAGCGACACTATGAGACCCCAGATGGTAGGCAATTACCAAGTGTGACCACTGTGTTAAGTGCAACCAAGGACATGACGTTCCTACATGCGTGGCGTAAGAGGATTGGTGCGGAAAAGGCACAACAAATAACAACAGAGAGTGCCAACATAGGAACAGTGATGCATAATTCTTTGGAGAAGCACGTAAAAGGAATAGACAGGACACCAGGTTCAAATCTCATACAGCAGAAAGCACATAAAATGGCTAATGTTATCATAGACAACGGATTAAAAAATGTCAGTGAAGTGTGGGGATCAGAAGTATCGCTTTACTATGAAGAACTGTATGCAGGCACAACAGACTTGGTTGGTGTTTATAAAGGCGAACCTGCTATAATGGATTTCAAACAATCACGTAGATTGAAGAAGAAAGAGTGGGTGGACGATTACTACCTTCAATTAGTAGCATATTCAGAAGCACATAACAAACAGTACGGCACAAACATAAAGAGTGGACGTATGTTTATATGCACACAGGCAAACGAATACCAATCGTTTGAAATAGACAACTATGACTACTGGACTGACCAGTGGTACCGTAAATTGGAACAATACTACAAGTCTGTACTGTAATAAATAACACTATATGCCGATAGTACAGATATCAAGAATACAGCACAGACGTGGAAAAGCAACCGATCTACCGCAACTAGCGGCTGGAGAAATAGGTTGGTCAGTTGACACACAAAGATTATACATAGGTAACGGTACAGTAGCCGATGGTGCACCAGCAGTAGGAAATACAGAAATTATAACATCAGGCAGTTCAGCATTCACTACAGCACTGAGTCACACATACAAAGGTTACTTGGGAGATAGCACACCTGTGGGGACAGCACAGCAAAGAACAATAGGTGACAGGCTAGACGAACGTGTGTCAGTGAAAGACTTTGGTGCAAAAGGGGATGACAGCACAGCAGACATTACAGCGATACAAAATGCCATAGACGAGATTTACAAAGACACAGATAAGGACGACACAAGATCAAGAAGAGTGCTTTTCTTCCCGGCAGGAACTTACAGAATTAATGCCGCACTCAAGATACCACCATACGCACACTTGGTAGGCGAGGGTCCAGACAAGACCATAATTAGAAATTCAGGTAACAACGCAGTAATGGTTACACAAGATGACGAAGGAAACGTTGGAGCAAACATAGGTAACTCCGGAGCCACTACACCAACACAAATTCAGATATCAAACATGACTGTGAGAAACACAGTGGCCTATGGAGGCATATCTCTAGATAGAGTTACAAAGGCCTACATAAACAATGTGAAGTTCCAAGGATCTTATGCATCGGCTGGAGCGGATGCTTCAAACTCAAAAGGTGTGACAGTAACAAATTCAACAGCGACATACTCAACAACAAATGTAGTATTCAATCAATGCCAATTCACAAAATTTGCTAGATTGGTGGACATCAGTTTTGATGCAACTAACATGAGATTCCATGACTGCGATTTCTCAACTGCCTACTATGGTTCATTAATAGGAGCAGAAATGGATGGTAGTACAGTAGGTTTAATAAACGGTCCAAGAGACATACACTTCGCAAACTCTAGTTGGAGTGACATAGGACAACAAGCGATCTGGGTGAAACCAACAGCAGGTGCAGATGCAGGCACAGGCCCGAGAAACATAATCTCAAATGGAAACTATTACTCAAAGACAGTTGCCAACAACTTCGGGGGTGTTGGATCCATCACAGAAGTACCTGTGATACAGTTTGACAACGACGAGTGTACATCTACACTTGACTTCTTTGAGAGATCGGACCTAAGAGCCGCAGACGGTAGTTCAGAACTCAACGCCGCGCCTGAAATACAAGGTATTGCTAGACAAGTCAAACCAATCAGAACATTTACAATGACCAACAACCAATCATCGGCCGCCACCATAAGAGAATATCCTGGACTTAACGCAAAAGGAATCACAATTGAATACAAAATCGAGAGGGGAGGAGACACACGTGTGGGAAGGATGGACATCTCATCAGATGGAACCAACATCGCATACGACGACAACTCCGTTGACAGTGACGCAGACGTTGGTGTTGACCTAATAGCGGCTCTAGACAACAAGGACTCAACCGCAGGTAATGAAACAATCAAGTTCCAGTACCAGACTACCAACACAGGTAACACTGCTGTTATCGATTACCAAGTGACAATCTTGGCATAAACTTCACAAACAGATAGACAAAAAACTTTTTTCGTCGTAATATTAGTACATTATAAAATTGCAAAACGACGTTGCGATTTTATTCGTATGAAGGGTAAGCAAGAAAGACAAAAAAAGTTAAACACACGGATTTAGATAAATATGGATACACAGAAAACAAAAATCAAACATAAAAAATACAAAACCTTAATGCCCAACACCAACTCTAGTACGATCAAAGTTCAAAAAAGAGATGGCAAGTTGGAGAGCCTAGATATTAATAAAATTCATTTCGTCGTTGAAGAGGCTTGTGAAGGTCTCACAGGAGTAAGTTCGTCACAGATAGAAATGAACGCTAACATACAGTTCTATGATGGCATGACGACCAAGGATATTCAAAATGTTTTAGTACGTTCTGCTAACGACCTTATAAGTTTAGAAGCACCCAACTATCAATATGCCGCGGCAAGACTACTTTCGTATGATGTAAGAAAAGAAGCACACGGACAATACGAATACATTCCATTATTAAAACTTATTTTAAGAAATATTAGATTGGGTGTGTATGATAAAGGTATACTTGACAAATATTCAAAGACAGATATAAAAAAATTCAACACATGGATCAAAAGAGATAGAGATCTTAAATTTACATATGCAGGATTAAGACAGATATGTGACAAGTACCTTGTGCAAGATAGAAGCACAGGACAACTTTATGAAACACCGCAGGACATGTACATGATGATCGCGGCCACATTGTTTGCAGAGTATCCAACAAAGACAAGAATGAGCTATGTTAAGAAATACTACGATGCAATATCACAACACAAGATAAACATTCCAACGCCAGTGATGGCAGGAGTAAGAACTCCTATAAGACAATTTGCTTCTTGCGTTCTAGTAGACACTGACGACACACTGTCAAGCATATTCTCAA